ACGAACTATAGCCGAGTCGTATCAACACAAGGCAGGATTCGATATTGCAAGTGCAGCTTCTGCGGGAACACATGGAAAGATCAAGGCTAGTTTACACAACGTGTAAATCTGATAATTCCGTTGTCGTTCTGTCTATGCGATTCTTAACGCATGGACGCGGCCAATCTTCTAACGCAAATCGAAGCAGCGATTGAGGCACTCTTAACCGGAGGTGCGTCGTCGTACTCTATTGGCAATCGCAGCGTCACAAAGCTAGATCTGAAGTCGCTGTTTGAAGAACGCAGGATGCTGCAAACAGAAGTGCAGCGTTCAACGGGTTCAGGTGTTTTTAGCCTCGCAAAGATGGGGCGAAGACGATGAATCTCCTAGACAAGATCGTTGGGTACTTTTCTCCTCATGCAGGTCTAAAACGTGCTCAGGCTCGTCAACTGTTGAAGCGATCCTACCAAGGTGCAGAAGCTAATCGGCTCACTAACAATAAAAAGCCACGCAACCAGTCTGCCGATCAAGAAATGATGGGTCCGTACGGTGCGGATGCGTTACGTGCTTGGGGTCGTGCGTTGGTTCGAGATAATGCATATGCTTGGAATGTGGTCGATACCATCGTATCGAACGTGGTTGGCGATGGCATCACAGCCCAATCGACTTACGAAACTCCAGATGGTGAAGACGTTGAAGACGTAAACGACATCAGAGACAAGACGTTTGCGGAATGGTGCGAAGTCGCAGACATCAACGGCGAGCTGACGTTTGCCGAAATCCAGATTCTTGCAAAGCGGGAAATGGTCGAAGCTGGCGAAGTCCTGATTCGTAAGATATCTACACCGAACAAAACCTACAAAGGAATTACTCGCCCAGTTCCGTTTGCCTTGGAATTGATTGAAGCGGACCGTATCTCGATGGAACGCGATACTTTCGCGACTCGAATCAATAAAGAAAACGGCAACCGAGTTATTCGAGGCATCGAGCTAGACGACAAAGGAAAGCCGGTCGCGTACTGGATCTACCCAGAACATCCGAACAGCCCGTACACGGTTCAGAACCAAGTACCTGAACGCATTAACGCTTCCGAAATCATTCATCTTTATCGCAAAGATCGAGTTGGACAGACTAGGGGCGTTACCTGGTTTGCTCCAGTTATGTCTTGGATGAGAGACCTTGGCGTCTACGTTGACAACGAAATACAAGCGTCGGCGGTAGCGTCTTGCTTTGGCGTTGCGATTAAATCCGACATGCCTATCGGTAGTCTAATGCCACCGAACGGTGAGGACACAACGGACACCAGCGGTAACAGTTTGGAGTATCTAGAGCCTGCGATGGTTGTGAGATTGCGTCCAGGTGAGTCGGTTGAGTCGATCAATCCAGGTCGGCCAAACTCAGCATCCGAACCTTGGATCAATCTAATGATTCGCGGAATCTGTGCTGGAACCGGCACGAACTACGAAGCGATTGCAAAAGACTTCTCAAAGACTTCCTACAGTTCCTCGCGTTCTTCCAAGCTAGAAGATCGACCAAGATACAAACGCGGCCAGAACTTTATTGTTCATCATCTCTGCCTGCCTGTTTGGGACGAGTTCTGTAACGCAGCCGCACGGGCTGGACTGGAAAGCTTCCCAACGTCAACTGAACTTCTGGAAGATCGTCGCAAAGTCGCCCCCGTTGAATGGCAGCTACCAGAGCAAGAGTGGGTCGATCCGATGAGCGAACAGCAAGCGGCTGAGCTATCGCTGAAATCTTATACCGATACCGCACAAAACGTTCTTGGTGCTCGTGGACTTTCTTACCGTGCTGTGTACTACCAAGCAGCAAAAGAACGCAAGCTGCGATTGAAACTCGGCTTGCTGACTCCGGAAGAGCAGACCACGCAGATGATGGCTGCACAGACTGGAGCGGCAGGTCCAGCAGATGAGGCGGCGGACATTGCGATTGAAGCAGAAGGCGGAACTGGCGAATGGATGGGGCTCAGTCGTCTTCAATGGAATCGCAATCGCAAAGCCTTGATGGACGTTCTTAACGGACTCGCAGACGGTTCGATGAGCAAGCCTCTCGCCGAAGCTCAATTGGCAATGATCGGACTCGCACAAAAGAACATTGACGCAATTATCGCAGACGCATCCGATGGCGTTGTTGATAATCCTTTGCCAGCCGAGGAGGTCGCAGCCAGTGTCTAAGAAAGGCAAGCTACCACCAATCAAGTCTAACGCACTTGCGATGCGTTCGGTGTCTGTTCAATCTGCAACAGCGGACGCAACAAAGCGTTCTGTTAGCGTTGTCACGGCAACCGAGAATCCAATCGATCGATGGGACGAGTCGCGACAAATGGTAGTCGCTGAAGTTCTAGAGATGGACGGAATGACGCTGCGATCTGGTGCAACTCAGATACCGATCGTCGATAGCCACGACACAACTACCGTTCGCAATGTACTCGGCAGTCTCCGCAATTTAACCATCACTGGAGACGAGTTCGGTGGTACAGCTTACTTCGCAAGCGACGATGATAGCCAAACCGCTTACGGCAAGCTACTCGAAGGCCACATTACAGACTTCTCAATTACCGCACAACCTGACGAGGTTCTAGAGCTTCGTGCAGGGCAATCTTACACGACATCACGAGGGACTGAGGTTATCGGGCCAGCGAATGTCATCACGAAATGGACCGCACTCGATGCGAGCCTAGTGGCTACTGGGGCCGATTCACGATCGACAGTGCGTCGGTCTTACACCGATTTGAAGCAAAGGAAAAGAACGATGGATCCTGCGTTGTTGGAGCAATTGAAAGCAATGGGACTTCCTGAAGGAATGGAAGATCCGAACCAGTTTCTAGCTTGGGTTGTTGGCAAACTTGGAAAGCCAGCCGAAGAAATTGAATCGATGGTTGAGGAGCAAAAGCCAGTGGAACCAGTCGTTGAGCAAATTGAAGGCGAGCCCAAAGAAGAGGTCAAGCCAGTTATTGAACAGATGAACGAAGAGGAAAAGAAACCAATCGAAGCATCCGCTCGGTCGGTTACCGAAGGACAGATTAAACGAGCTTTGGCAGACGACCAAAAGCGACGAAGTGAAATTCAAGCAACGTGCAAACTTGCGAAAGTAGAACGCGCTTTCGCTGATGAATTGTGTGACGCAGGCGTTAGCGTCGAGGAAGCCAAACAAAGGATCATCCGAAAAATGGCAACAGAACCGTTGGGACGTTCGGCAGAGGGTGATTCGATTCGCGTCACTCGTTCCGCTGATGACAAGTATTTTGAGGCAGCTCGTGACGGATTGTTGATGCGTGCACAAACAGCATCGCGAGTCAAGCGAACTCTGCACACAGGCAAAGCAGTTGATGGAGCTGAAGACTTCAGCCGCATGAGCTTGCTTCGCATGGCAGAAAACTTCATGCGTCGCGCTGGTGTCAATACCGATCGAGTTAGCTCACCGGAAATTGCACGGGCAGCTATTGGTGATCCGAAGGCACTTGCTCGAATGAACATCCAGCGAAGCGATCCAGCGTACCACACGACTGGGACGTTTGCGAACCTGATGCTGGACGCAGCGAACAAGACGCTACTGGCAGGCTACGAAGAGGCTCCATACACTTGGAATCTCTGGGCGCGACAAGCTGGTTCAGTTGACGACTTCAAAGCTATCAACCGTATTCGGTTCAGCGAGTCCCCAGACTTAGAGCACGTTCCAGAAAACAGTGCATACCCTGAAGGTGTGATGACTGATTCTCGCGAATCGTACAAGGTTGAAAAGTTTGGAAAGACTTTCTCCGTGACATGGGAAACGGTTGTCAACGATGACCTGGACGCAATCAGCCGCATTCCTGCAATGCACGGAAACGCAGCTCGGCGCATCCAAAACAAAAAGGTGTACGAAGTCCTAACCAGTAACCCAACGATGGGCGACGGGTTCAGCTTGTTTTCGTCTTCTCACGTTTCTGGTGACAACACGCAGGGTGCAGGTGCTCCAGCGGTTGGAACTCTCAACACGGCTTTCGTGAAGATGATGTTGCAAAAAGGACTCAACAGCCAAACGGTTCTGAGTGTCGTTCCACGATACCTAATCGTCCCTGTTGCGTTGTCAGCAACTGCTTTGGAACTGTTTAGCTCGTTGAGCTATAACGCAGCCAACAACAACGAAGGTGTCAGAAACATCTACGGTCCTGGTGGCGAACGTTCCTTGACTCCAATTATCGAACCAGTTCTTGACGGTTCGAGTTCTGCCGCATGGTACTTGGCCGCAGATCCTGGTCAGATCGATACCGTCGAACTGTCATTCCTGTCCGGTGAAGAGTCTCCAGTTTTGGAGAACGAATGGGACTTCGACAAAGACTGCTACAAGTACAAGATTCGTCAAACGTTCGGCGTTAAAGCGATCGATTGGCGTGGTTTATTGCGAGCGGGCGTCTAGTCGCTGGCTTGATCTAAAACAGTTTGCCGGTTCTGTCAAAACCGGCTTTTTTGCAGTACGCAACGTAGCGGAATGCGATGACCGTTGTTTCAAAATGAAAGACCTATCAAATGGCTGGTATTCAAGATTTTCAGTCTTACGAAGACGACTTCCACGGCACATCCGCGACGTTTCCAACGTCGGCAGATCCCGCGACTCCATGGCTCGTAGTTGACGCATCAGCGGCTGGTACTCCGACGTACACTCGCGGCACTAACGTTGCCACGCTAACGCTTGCGGCAACGAGCGAAGTTGAAAACATTTGCTTGGCTCACGGTGACGCTTTGGCATTCGATATCGACGACTTGCTAAACATCGAAATGCGAGTTCGGCTAGGTGTCACGATGACCACTGGTACTGAACTCGTTTTTGGTGTTGGTTCAGCACGAGCCGATACGACCGATAGCGTTGCAGCCAATGCATGGTTCAAGATGGTTGGTGCAAACTCGACGACTCTTGTTTATGTCGAATCCGACGACGGAGTTCGTGACAATGACGACATCTCCACAGGTGCAACACTTGGAACAACGTTCAAGAAGTTCTTCATCGACTTCAGCAACAAGCGAGATGTAAAGTTTTACATTGATGGCGTCCGTGTTGCAGCGGCAACAACGTTTGACATGAGCGGTTATAGCTCAGGCTTGCAACCGATCGTTCAGATCCAAAAAGCTGCAAACACTAACGTTAATTCAGTAATTCTTGATTACGTGAAAATCAACGGGCGAAGAAGCTAACCCGATGACTTTACACGACGTTATTCAATCCGATGCGAGCCTGGTGTTTTGCAACGTCTCTGATTTCGCGGAGACTGCAACCTACATCACTCGCGACGGCTTGCGTCGTTGTGTGGATGTTGTCGTCGAGAGGCAAAATTTACAACTGCCAGGCGAATACGGTGGCAGTGTAACACCTGTTTTTATTGTGCATGTAGCCAATACGTGCACGCGAGGAATCAGTTCTGAAGAGCTGAATCTAGGTGGAGACTCCATCGAGTTAGCTATACGAGTCGGTGAGGAAGTTAGCGAGCGATCCATCGTTCAGCTAATGGATCACGACGAAGGAATGTTGGTGTTAGAGTGCCGCTAGGTCAATTGCCAATCGTCGAGAAGATCGCAGTTGAACTAAAGCGACGGCTTGACTTATTGGCTGATGCATCGAACACGACCTACAACACCAAAGTAAACGAAGTCATCCGGCCTAGTCGGTTGGAGAGCTATACACCAAATG